GGGACCCTCCGGTGCCGGGGCTGGTGTTGCCCTCGTAGGTGTCGATGCTGCTGCCGTACGGGGCGCTGCGGGCGATTCCGATGTGGTCGGACTCGCCGTCTCCCTGCCAGTCGAAGGTGACGAGGTCGCCTGGCTGGACGTCCCACTTGCTGATGAGGACGCCGCGCTGTCGCGCCTCGTTCTCTCGGCCTGGGACGTAGGCGCTGAGCCAGTTGACGCCTGCCTGGAAGAGGACCCAGGAGACGAACATGTCGCAGAAGGGGACGCCGCTGGCGCCGAAGTAGGCGCCTTTGTACCCGGCGTACCATCGTCCGTACTTGGAGCCTGCTTCGGGGTCGTCCCAGCGGGAGTACCCGACCTCGGCGGCGGCGATGTTGAGGATGTCTTGTCGTGTGGTCACGTCAGGCCTCGTGCTTGCCGTCGGGGCGGGTGGGGACGTTGCCTGCTGCGACGCCGAGGACGGCGGAGACGACGAAGTTGATGGCGGCGATCTTGTTGCCGTCGAGGAGGCCCCAGACTCCGAGGGCGACGCTGATGGCGAAGAAGACGCCGTAGAGCCAGAGTCGGGTGCTGGGGTTGCCGAGGAACTTTGGGGGCTCGGGTGCTACGGGCTGAGACATTACTTGCTCCTTAGGTAGGTGAGTATTTCAGCGATCTGGCGGTTCTGGGCGTCTATTGATGACCCGCCGTGATTGGGTTTTACGTGGTACTGCACGTCGTTTATCTTGTCCTCGATGTCATCTAGACGCTCCAGAACGCCAGGTCGCTCGGGAGTTCCCTCCCAGGCGTCCAGCATACATGACATGTGGTCGAGGTATCGACTGATGCGGTAGATGAGGCGTCCTAGTATGCCTGTGAGGGCGATAACGCCGGTGACTACCGCAATGTCGACTGAGAGTTTAGGTATTTCTATCATCTTACGAATATCTCTGCAAACATGTTTCGAGTTTCGGGGGAGTCAGAGAATAAGCGACCTTTTCGGTACACGGTGCGCATGATTGATAGAACCTTGTCGCCGTACAGCAAAAGTCTCTCACCCTCTCGAAGGTCGTTTACCTTATAGGCCCATCTTACCTGAGGGCCGCGGGGAAGTCGCTTCTGGGCGAACCAGGTTCCGCCGTCAACCCAGATGGAGACGGTTCCTTGGGGAGTTCGGAGAGTGAACTGGTACTGGGCTTTTCCGCTTTTCTTCATGACGAAGTCATCGTAGTTGTCGGCAAACTCGTTGTTAATGGAGTAGCTAGCGTAGTCTTCAGCGTGATTAACAACGAAGGACCCGAACCGCGTGTGTGCGACCTCGTTCGCAAACTCCTTGGAGTCAACGAAGTCAGTAACGATGAAACCATCAGCATGACGAGCAATGCCCGCCCTCGGCTCAATATGGAACCGAATAAAGTATGGGTTCATGATGCTCACAGAGTTCGAGAGCATGAGGCAGCGTACACGGTCCTGGTACCTGTCCACCGTGGAGTAGAAGTCCATGAACACCTTTGCCTCGTCAGGCAGGTAACGCAGACTCCCCTTGTCGATGATGAACTCGTCGAAGATGATTGTGTAGACGTTCGGGTAGGCGATTGACTTGTTCGCCTGCGCTGTCGAGAGTGGAATGAAGTACCCGATCGTCTCCCACTTCTCGTCAACCTTACGCTGAGCAAACTGTCCCTCTACCCGGAACTCCTGGTCAGGGAACTCCTGCTGAATGTCAGCGAAGAACGAGTTTCTACCCCGGAGTTCAGTCTTGTAGCGGCGCAGGTAGATGAACTGCTGCCCCTTCTCGATCGCGTTCCTGATAACGATCTTCTTGGCCCCGTAGGTCTTACCGAGGCCACGAGCACCCATGATCATGTTGTAGACGCCTCCGTACGAGAGGACGTTCGAGAACGAGTAGTAGCTAAACTTCTTTTTAACCATGACGCCTCACCGTCCACCATGCCGCCCCTGAGAGCATGCCAATAGAGTTGATGTGGGGGCCGGGCCCGTCACCGCCGTGCCCGATCGTCTGTCCTGGACCCACAAACATCTCCACATGGTCTGTGTGCGGGTAGCCGCCACCCCAGGAGATGACGATGAGATCGCCCGGCTTGAGCAGTGCCTGCTGTGCAGTGCTCATAGTGCCGCTGCCTCTAGGAATGACGGCGGTGCCGCGGAAGTACATGTCGCCGGTCCAGGTTCCGGGATTGATGCCTGACGTATCCATGTAGGCCCTGTAGATGCTGCCACTGCAGTCCGTGAATCCCGATCGGTCGGGGTCGAGCCTGCCGGGGGCCTGGCGGTACCTGAACTTCATGATTCGGGACCTCATCCAGGCAAGGGCCTTGGCTCCAGCAGAGCCGTCGCCTGCTCCACCACCTCCTCCACCACCGTCGCCGGATTGTGCCGCAGCCTGTTCGACAGCAACATTAACGACTGTCTTGATGTCGTTGAGACTGGCTTTCCACGCGTTAATTCCACATGGGTACAGGTTGACGTTACCAAATTTGGTTTGCGCAAACATCACGTTGCTGTTATCTGTCTGAACGACGAGTTCTCCACCCTCAATGGTAATCTCCTGATTTCCATTAGCGTTGATAGCCGTTCCATTACCAAGGCCCGCTCCACCAGCCCCACCACCACTACCAACACCACTTGTGTCACCCGAGGAGATGATGGCGTACGCCTTCTCGTAGCGGGTCTTGTACTGGCCGAGGACACCGTCTGCGAGGATGGCTGCGTACATGGCGCGCAACCCCATACCTCCTCCCCCGCGCATGAGTACCCGCAGCGCCTGTCGCGGGCTCTGGTGGTACGCGCACGCCCACAGGATGAACGCATCGGTGTTGTTGTTGTAGTCGAGACCGTACTGTGTCGCGGTCGCGGTGTATCCCTCAATGTCTTTTACGAGGAGAGCGTCCTGGGTCGCACTGTTGGCTTTGAGGCACTCTCTCAGGGACACGTCATAGGCGCGTGAGAGGTAGAACGTGTTCCACCAGGGGTCGCTCGCAGTGTGGCGAGAGAGCCCGTTGATATCGAGGGTGCTCCCGTTCATTTTCTGCTGCCACTGCTGGGTGTTACGAATAGAGTGCAGCAGTCCTGCGGCGCGTGTCCCAAACCACTGTGCGATTCCTACAGTGATCGGGTCGTTGTAATTAATTGCACCATAATCCATGTTGGATTCAACGGTACCGATTACTTTGATAGCAACTTTCTTATGTTGCTCATCCCATGCCATAAGTGAACCTCCCGCTACAAGTGTAGCAGGAGGCTCACCCGGCTATATCACCACACTCCCCACTGGGAGAAGAGGTAGATCTGAGTACCAACAGTCAGAGGGTCCGCAGAAACCAGCTGCCCCGCAGTGTTCACGTAAAACGTCTTCCACTCACGATTCGGGGTCATACCCTGGAAGTACTGGTTCGAGTAGGGAGTCGCCCATCCGGGGATGGACCAGATCGGGTGGTCCGCCCCTAGGGGAGCGATAACCTCAAACCATCCGCGTACGTAGGCGTTTGTGTGCTCCCGCTTGATGCGCAGGGTCATGGTTGACTTCTTGAGCCCGTTAGCGTCCTCACCCCACGGAGAGAGGTCTCGCCACCCGTAGTCGTTCCAGGAGGTTCCTCCTCGCAGCCAGCCGAGCGCATAACGCTTGGCCTGCTGGTAGCCGTCGTCGGTGAGGTGCACCTCGTCATTCCCGCGAATCACAGTCTTGTCGCCATGGAACCAGGACAGGGACCCCTCACAAATGGCTGGAGAGAGTTTATTGAACGACCACATGAACTCACTGGTGCGCGCCTGGATCGACTCACTCATCTTGCCCGAGTTGAGACTGCTGTCGTTCCAGATTACTGGGATGCAGTATACCTTGGCACTTGGCCAGTACGTCTCAATCATTCCCGCGCACACCTCGGCCATCTGCTGGACGTTGTGCATGGCGCGTATGTCGTTGAGCATGTCGATGATGAATACTCCTCCAACCCGCCGATTGTTGTCGCCAAGCGCCCGGTACGCGTTCTGGATCTGGGTGTCGAAACGAGCACCCTGTGCGCTGGTGAAGGCACCACCACCAATGCCGTAGTTGTGTGCCCTCTTGAACCCGTACTCAGTCGCTAGCTGAGTTGCCCACTTGCCCCCATCGGTCTTGACGTTCGAGGAGCCGATGATAATGGCCTGATCATACTGGTTAACTCGCTGAAACTCGCTGTCCAGATATGTCTTGCTGTAGTACGTGTTGGGGAGTTCAGCGATCTGGTCATCAATCTTCTTGTTGACAGTGTCGATCCGCCCTTCCATCTTCTCGGTCAGGTTGATGGTTGCCATGTACTGTGTCTTACCGTCCATCATCTGGGCGCCAACAAAGGCGTTGTCAATGTTGTAACGAGACGACCTGGCAGGTGTTAGGGCAACCGCGATGAGACGACTCTTGAACGCCTCGATCGTATCGAGTGTGTCTTTACGCTTCAACTCAATATCTTTGTTCCAACCATCATGGGTCTTTTCCATCTCTGCAATGAACGTTGTAACTTTCTCGTTCATGCTGGCGATGATCTTCTTCTGCTCCTCACCGAACTCCCCAACATAGGCGATGGTCTCGGAGACGGCTCCCCGAATCCGCTCCAGCACCTCCAGGTACGTGAGTCCGTCGCGGTAGGTGAAGGGCGTAACGTTATTGACGCGCGAGTCCTGGATCCTCCACATCGCACGATCAATAGAGTTGATGATGTCATTAATATTAGGCATAGTAACCTCCATAAAGTGGTGAGTGCGTGAGCGGCCGATCAACATCCCACACACCAAGGAAGAGATCCCGCAGCTCCTCGATGACGAAGTTGTCCACGTTAACCAGTGTACCTCTGTACTGTGCGATCATCTGAGCCTTGCTCCCGCGCTGCTGGGAGTCGCTGCTCTGGTTGTTGTCGTAGTGGCTACGAGAGTTTGTGGAACCAGCCGAGGTAGACGACGACTTGTTGCTGTTCTCGCTGGTTGCGTCGGACAGTGACGACGCGTAGTCCGCATTGCCTGCAAGTCGGGTCTGAGGGGTGTCCGAGGCCACGGTCCGGCCCTTGCTGCTACCAGATCCCGTCCCGTTGCTGGAACTCGTGTTGGTGCCGTCGTTGCTGGAGTCGCCCCACTGTCGGGTCCTGCTTGAGGACACCCCACCGTCGAGAGGGTCCGTGTTCTGGATCTCGGCCAGGTACATGCGGTTGTACCGGGGCATAATGAGGTCCATCTTGAGTTCAAGGCGCCAGATGAAGATATCGATCGTCTCGTGCCCGATCTCGTTCAGCCAGAACTCTCGTTTAATGCGCGAGTTCAGTTTCTCCCGGTACGACTCATCGAAGATCTCGTACCTGTCGAGCCCCCAGTGCCCCTTGGTGATCCGGTCAACATCCTTAAGCCTGAGCGTGTGCGTCGGCATCGTCCCCTCCTAGCTGTGTCATGTTCTGCATAGCAAGTACGTCATTCAGGTCCGGGGTCGCGTTGTCGTCCACGGCCCAGGTGCAGGAGACGTCGAGCCCGAACTTGGCGTTGATCTGCTCGCACGCGAGTTCGCGAGGCTTCATGAACTGCTCCCTGGACGCGAGCACCTGCCCGCTGTTGGCTGAGGCCTCCTCGACAACCATACGCTCACGCTTCTCGCTGTTGACGTTCATGATGCCGAGCATCGTGAGTGCCTCACCCCAGATCTTTGCCTTGGACTCCATGTGCTTGATTGACGAGACCGCACCCGCACCGGCGTTCTGGTTGAGCGGGAAGACCCCGATCGTGTTAGCGAGGTTGTCCATGGCAATGCTCTCGGTCCCCCACACGACAGGCTCGCCGTCGTAGATCTTGGAGATGACGTTGGTGATGGTCTGCCTCTGGTCGTTGCTGCACGCGACGATCATGGGGTTGCGCTCGTTGAGCAGGTCGATCTCAATGGTTCTGTCTACGAGAGCAAGTCGCTCGGAGTAGATGCGGACGATGTCGATGTCGCTGATGCGGGTCTGGTTGCCCCAGATGGTTACACAGTCGTTGGCGGCCACCTCTCGGGAGTAGACGCCGTTGCGTGTGACAACATATTTAACGGGGTTGTCCTGGATGTCGAGCATGCCCGTTGGCGTGGCGGGCATGGACATAAACAGTTCCAGGAGGGTGTCGAAGTAGAAGACGCTGAAGCCGTTACTGAAAATGGTTTTCTCAATAAATCGGGGGTCAATGTCGTTCGGCAACCCCTCCCACGTAAACCGTGACATGCATTTCCCCATTAGTTGACGGAAGTACATGTTTTGCAGAACCATCTGACGGTTCTCGGAACTGCTTGAAGTCAGTTCACCCGGTTTCCTGTAAAACTCGCGAGAAACAAAATCATTGTTTTTACTCACTTAACTTCACCTTTACGCTCGTGTCGATCCGGTTCTCCCTGACATTCGTCCTACCGATATTGAACGGCTGCTTCCACACGGTAACCCCCTTCTCGAAGATGCCCCTAATTGTACCCTTAAAGGCTTCAGGCATGTTTGCGCGCACCAGATAGCACTCAGACATCTTCCAGTACGTAAAGTGCGACATCAAGGAGAGTTTAGACATGCTTACCCAGACGTTCATATTGTAGCCATAACGAAGCCAGAAGTCCCCAATACGCCGCATCGAGTTAAACGACAGCATGCGAACGCGACAATCCAATGACATCTGATAGGCAACCATAGGAGTAACAGTCCCCGCGGTCTGCCCCACAACTGACGGTGGAATTACCTGCATGTCCTGAACCTGGGCGTTGACAGACGCAATCGCATTCTCATAGTCACCGTTAGCAGAGAACTGCGCTAACTCATAGTTCGTGTCCCGCACAGCACGCTGCTGCTGCTGACTGATCTGCGACTGCCCCGACACCAGCTGATTCTGAATGTGCGCCTGCGACTGTGCCTGACTGTTGCTGATCATGGCGTTCACCTGAGAGGTGGCCGCCTGCCCGAGCCCCTGCCCGACAGCCTGGGCGTTCAGGCCCATCACACCACCCAGAGCGGTCATCCCTCCCTGCACGGCGGACACCGTGGCACGCATGTTGTTGTAACGGGACTGTGAGTCTGCGTTTGCGCTGTTGCCCCACATCGAGTTCTCGGCGCCCGCCTGAGTCGCCGCAATTCCCGCGTTAGCAATATCCCGACTAGCCGTTGCTGCCCGCTGCGCACGCTGCTGGGCCCACCTAGCGCCATTGTACTGCTGCGCAATCGTGTGAGCATTCGAAGCCAGGTTGTTGAGCGCAGAATTATTGAGGACCGCAAACGTCGGTAGGCTCTGGTAGCCTGTCGCAACATCCAGTTCCTCACCCGTCTGCTGAGTCCATGTGGCAGCATCCACGTCAATTACATCGGCTCGCGGGTGCCTGTTCAACCAGTTTGGAGAAAAGAGAATCTGGGGCATAGGTGGCGCAAGATGCACCCACGCGGTAAACCCGATGTCGTCACTAGCTAACGACTCTGGGCGAACCTCAATCGGGTTGCCCGTGTAAGTAGTAAACTGTAAAATTGTGTACGGTGCAGTGCAAAACTTTTTCAACTCGGAATACTCAGGCAGCACCAGCCGCATGAGATTCTCGCGGAAATTCTCACGTGTAATCCAGTACCCCCGCTTATTCTCAACGCCAGGGTTTGTCAGCGCCCACCAGGACACACTACCCAGCTGCACCTTGCGAGCGCCGTCCCCCTTAAGCATCCCCTTCGGGACCAGGGTAACAGAACCAATCCCCTGAGCAATCCAGGGGTAGTCAGCAAGATACTTCATCCCAGCAGCGAAGCCAGCAGCATCAGCCCACCAGATGTCTACAGAGTTGGGAAGCCCCTCCATGTCAGACCCGTCAGCCATAATCATCGAGGGCGAGGTACGCGACCCGTAGGGGGCGTCAAGTTTAATAGTAGACGTAATAATCACGTCATACTTTTTGTTCTGAATGTCCCCCAAGACCTTGCGATAGTTACGAGCAACCATGTGCTCACCACCAAGATCAAGTCCCTCAGGAACAGTCAACCAGGTGCGACCGTAATCATCGAAGGAGTCAGTAGCAGCAATGCCCATATGGCCCCGCTCGAGAAAGCCCCGCCCAAATTCAACCCGGTCATAGTAAGTAGTCCACACATCAAGTTGCAGCACAAGTTGCGTAGTGCCGGGATTGAGATACTGCACATCTGTAATGAAATAGAAAAAGACGGTTGGCTGATAGTCGGCTGTAAACGCCGATGACGGTCGCCCAGGATTCGTCACCATCACGTAGTTGAACTGCACAGCACGCGAAAAAGGCGTCGGAACCCTGATCGGTCGCCCCTGAGCCAAATATGTCATTGAATCTAGGCGCACAGACTGAGAGTGCTCAAACGACTCCACATAGTCTTTAGGCGACCCGTAGCGACTCCAGTCAATAATGTCACGATAGGTGTTGTCGAACGGAACGTTAACCATCCTAAGAACGGACCCCGCAGACCATACCGAGTAGTCAAACGAAAGCCCTGCCCCAGTATCGGGTGGCATCTCATTAATCTGACTCAACACTTTCTCCTCTCAACCATAAAGCCCCACCATCCCATTTGGGATAGTGGGGCGGTTATGGTCCAGTGTATCAGGACACCGTGACAGTGGTCGAGGCCGTCAGCGGCTTGTTGCCGTCAGCGCCAGGATTGTCGACAGTAACCTTCACAGTGATCTCAGCGCCCTTCACCTCATCATCACCAATAACCAGGGTGTTGTTGAAGACGCGAGTCTTCTTGGACTTCTGACCGACGATCGACCAGCCGATAGCCGGGCGAATACCATCAGCAAGCGGAGTCTTCCAGTCAATCTCCAGGGAGCGCAGTTCGCCAGGCTTCGGCGTCACATTGTGCTTACCGTCCTGGGTTCCAACCTTGATACCCTGGATCTCCGCGTTCTTAGCCGTCTGAACCACGATCTTCGTCTCAGGCTTGGTGCCAAAAGCGATCGCAGGAGTGAACGGGGACAGGCTCAGGATCGAGTGGTGGTGCAGCCAGTAGTTGTTGTACAGACCGTCAGGGTTCTCCATAGAGCGGTTCTCCACGAACACGTCCTTGATGAGGAAGAACTCCTTCGTCGTCAGGATCGCAGAGATACCGTCTAGCTGAAGGCTCTCGTTCGGAACCGTGACCACGTGCGACGGCATGCCCGCACGCTCCTGGTTGAAGGCCGCCGCCAGAGAGGTGACGTTAATGTTCGCCTGGAACTCAGGAGTCGCAATGATAACCAGGTTCTCCGGCTTGGCGAACGACGGCACACCCTGACTGTTGTACGCCCGCGTCGGGTACAGCATCTTGTTGGCCGCAACCTGAAGAGCCTTGATCGCGCTGTCAGTCTGATCCTTGTTGGAGACCAGCACGTTCAGGTCGGGGATCTGCACGTGGAAGAACCCGTGCGTGTTCTCGTACTCGCGAATCAGGGAGCACATCTCCAGGAACTCTGACCACTCGTCAGAGGTGGATACAGCCGCCATCATCCCGGACACGAGGTTCGACAGGCCCTGCTCGTTAAGGAACGCCCTGCGCAGCTCGATCTCATTGATGGTGATCTTGAACTTCTCACGCCTGTTCGTGGTGTGGAAGGCAGAGTAGGAACGGGCTCGAGCCTGACCGAAGATGTCCTTCTCAAGCGAGTCCCGGTTGGGGTCGTAGAGAGTAGGCTTCACCATGTCGAGGTGAACCTCCTCGATCGTGTCGGCAAAGTCCATGAACCCCTGCTTAAATACCGCAAGGGGGTTCTTCCAGACCATGTCACGCACGATCGTGGACCCGATCCGGTTGACGAGCGAGTCCATGAAGAGGTTGCGGGTGATGTTGTCTGACATGATGTTAGACAGCGTGTCATGAATGTTGGCCTTGGTTGCCTCAGGCACCATCTCCTGGTACTCGCGGCGAGCATCTGATCGAATAGCGTTGGCAATATCAACGTTATTGAGGCCATCGCGAAGATTAGGCATAATGTGTTTCCTTACTTAAAAAGGTCGTTAATTGACTTAGGCTTCCAGTTCCCGTCAGGAACCTTGCTGTCGCCCTTTGAGTTGTCTGTAGCGAAAAGCCCCCCTAGCCCCGAAAGCGACTTGCCAAGAGATCCAACATCCTTCAGGGTCTGCTTAGCGTCATCTAGATCCTTACTATTGTAACCCATCTTGTCAGCCAGGAGCCCACCAGTATCCTTCACGGCGGCCCCAGCAGTCTTCAGCCCCTCAAGACCAACCTCCCCAACACCACCAATCACAGCCTTAGCATCATCCACATCCTTCTGAATTGCGTCCTTAAAGTCCCCGTAGTCCATCTCCTTTGACGCCGGAACATCGTCACCAGCAAACGGGTTCCCCGTCTCACGGTCAGTAGGAGTCGTCATCTCGCCCAGACGACCCTCAATCTCGTCCCGAAGCGAAGACACCTTGTCCCCAAACACTGACGTAAGATGGTCCCACGCAGCCTTGGTGTCCTTGTAGTAGTCCTTGCCCTGACCCGCCTCAGCAGCCATGCCGAACTGCTTAAGGTTGTCGGTGTCTGCCAGGTTGTTCTTCTCCTTGGACACCTCGACGCCGTTACCATCAGTGTCCCCAGGGTCGTACGCGTGCTGCTCGCCGGCGTGCTCAGGCAGGCTCAGAGCCTTCTTCTGCTCGTCCGACAGGCCCTCGACAGCCTTGTTGTGCTCCTGGACGTCCTTCGCCTGGGTAGCGGGATCCAGGTCCTTCTTACGAGCGGCCTCCTGCTCCTCAGGGGACATCTTGTTGCGCTCGTGACGCTCCTTCTCGCGCTGCTTCGCAGCCTCGAGCCCCTTCGCCTCCTCAGCCTTCTTCTTCTTCTCCTCAGGGGTGTCAGGCTCGAAGAGGCTGGCGATGCCGTCCTTCATGTCGCGGAAGGTGCGACTAACCTTGTCGCCGAAAGTCACTTTGTAGTCTGGGTCGCTCATTACTCCTCCAAATAAAGATAGGCTGGAAGCATTACGCTTCCAGCCTATCATGTTACCCAATATCCAGGTAGTGCTAGCAGGGGCTGCTACCCGTTCCATGAACAGCCCAGTTCATTAGGTTGCGTCCTGTTCGTGGGCCACTAGTCACTTTCCGGCTTGGGGGCATGTGCGGCGATATACTCAATAATCGCGTCCTGAACCAGATCTGACGTGCTGCGTCGCAACGTCCAGTGCAGTTCCTCGATATCCTTGGCAACGACCTTGTCGATGCGATACTTGAATGTTGCCTTGGCGCTAACAGGTCGAGCCATCTTAACCAACCCTTTCGTATGGCTTCAATGTGAATGTTGTGTTTCTTAGAACCGTTCCTCCCGGAACCCTTACAGGAATAAGTTTACCATCCCACTGGCCACCACTCAACATATCATCAAACGTGAGGTTGGCGGCAACGTTGCGAGGTAGGCCCGCAATATGGACGTCCATCTCACCATTAATCTCCTCCGCATACTGCTTCGCCCTCACGTACACGCTCCGAGTAAAATTGCCCTCATGCTTCCACGCACCTAGTTCCACAGGGTCCACCCAGAGCCCGTCCGGGGGAGTGGTTGGACCAACGAGGTGTAGCGAGTCGGTGTCCGCGTAAGCAAAGTGAGGGTACACGCCCTGGGCTGCTGAGATCGTCTTCAGTCTCGCGTACGCTGTAATGAAGACGCCCATTGGTGTGTACACAGGGTCGCGCAACTCCATCTCGTTCATCTTTAAGGACACCCGGTTATCCTCCAGGACGGGGTGCTTCCCTGTGATGTCAGGGTTTGTCGCAAACTTTCCGTAGAGACTGTTGAGGTGAAGTTTGGCGATCTGTCTCAGCCCTCCCGTAGAGTTCTTTTTAATTTCCATGAAATGGTCAACGTACTCATCAAAGAAGCCCTGAGAGCCGCGAAACTCAAACGTGCCGTTCCATGAGATGATTTTAAGGTCATAATGTTTTTCCCATAACTCAATATCAATATTGGTTGCCACCACAGTGGTTGGCTGAAGAATCTCAGTCAGGTACTGTGTCGGATTAAAGGACAGGTTCTTCTTGATCTGAATGCAAGGAATGTGGTTAGGCTTGATCCTCGCTGTAAAAGTGATAGACGCGATATACAGAGGACGGTCCGTAACAGGAGGCCCCTCAGTAAAGACCGGGTCACCGTAAGGGAGCACCGCCGTTCGCATCACGCTGGGATACAGCGAGTTCACGTCATACACGCTCCCCGAACCATTCAACCTCCCCGCATAGCGCTTATCAGCATATGTAAACCCGCCACGATACGCCTTCCGAATCTCTGTATCTATTTCGGAAGAAAGAACCGGAAAACGACGAAGAAACAGTTTACCCGTCATCTTCTTGTATGTGTGAAGCGAGTCGCTGCCCGCAGTTAGTCGAGTCATCTTCTCGTTAAACTGCACCTCCAGCGCCTGTGCCACAATCGCCACGTCATTACGCTGGTACCGCCTCTCCTCCGCTGTAGGTACGTACCCCACAGGCCTAAACATCTCATAGTCGATCTCCAGTTTCTGATCATGAAGATTAAACGCCTTCGCAACTGCCGCGACAGACATTGGAAGTTTCTTGTACGAGTCACGAAACTCAACGCGATACCCCGTCTCGAAAACCACCGTAATACTATAGAACTTGCCCATCCGAGAGATCAGCGACGTAAATTGCTTGACGCCCGGAGACTCTTTCGTCCAGACGTAACCATTGCGCAGCAGCCAGTCAATGATAAAACTACCGTCGAAAGCAAGGTTGTGAAAATAGATATTTGCCGCACGCTCTGCCACGTGATGCATGAACCCGTCAATAGTGGTTCCATCAAAATAATTGTCCAGTTTACCAACCTTAATGATACCCCAGGACCACACCCTACAATCCTCCTCCCTCGTGGTAGTTTCAAAGTCTGCAACAAAATTAGGAACCCTCTTGTGAGAGCGCTTAACGCTGGGTCCCCTTACGGCGCTTGTTGACTGGCGAGGCACTGAAATCGTCCTCCGGCTTGATCTTAATTGACTTAATTTCCTTCAGCAGGGACTTGATAGACGAACCAGCATTCTCATACTCGTCATACCAAAGATCATCGCCCCTAGCCTTCCGGTCGTTGTACCCCTCTTTAGTTGCCTCATACATGAGAGACAGCTGATTGGCGAAGTCTCCATTCACCGTCCACATCAGCCACAGCACGTCATCGGGAGTCTCTGTCAAGATGTCATACAGTTCAGGATCCCCAATAACATCCAGCATCGCAGCAATCTGCTGCTTAGCCGATGTTAGTCTCCCCGCCTTTGCTGCCTTCGTCAACGAGTGCTCAACAGCCCTTGTCTTAGCCGTCATTGCCTCAGTGTCCTCAAAATTTGAGGGCCGCTTATCGGGATTCATTCTCTCAAGAGCGTAGTGGGATCCACCAGGAAGATACTGCTTCTGCGGCTTAAAATCCCGGATCCAGTCACCAACCGTCATGTCCCCCATATAAGGAAGTTTTGTTCCGCTAACACTTCGTTCATAGCGGTCAATATCAGCATTATAGCGTAAAACAGCCTCTCTGTATCTTCTAACAGTCTTGGCTGGAATAGCACCACCATTCTTATCACGGTAATACCACACGCTACTAGAGTTATTAAACTCACTAAGACGTTCCAATTCCGACGTAGCATTCTTCAGCGTCACCTTTCCAACAGCCGACTTACCAATAGGATCATACTTGGTCCCCCGAATATCAGCACCATCATCCGATGTAGCCATCTTATAAATCTTACGCATCGCCCGATCACGCTCAACCTGAAGCAGATCCCGAGCCCTCGCCAGATCATCCCTACGAGCCGCCGCCCTAGACGACCCCGCCGACCGCACCCTCCCCGTAGAAGCCTCCGCCCCCAACGTATCAGGCACATCCGGAACACTCAGATCAACAGACGAAACAAAATCCCGAATTGCACCAGCCGTATTACGAACATGCTTAGCACCACGCTTAAACGACCGATAATGCTTACCCCAATGAGACTTAACCAAGACACCAAACCCCCTGCCCCCTGATAAGGGGCAGGGGGCCTAGCAATTCTACCTCAGAGCCTCACGCCAGAGACACAGTCGTGTACTCACGACCACGACCCGACTTTGCAGTTCCAACCTTCACAGCAACAGGCTCCGGCCACTCCTCAACCGGACCCAGAATGTCGATCAGACGCTGAACCTGAGACACAACCGTCTGAGAAGAAGTCCCATAGGCATTCCCGTCCTTATCCAGAACAGTAATAGCCTTACGCGTCTCAACCTCACCAGTATCAATGTCGGTCACATCGTCCTCAGTAATCACAACATTCGCGATCTCCACAGTCTTACCACGGAGTTCCTTAAAAGAAACCGCCGCGTTCTGAGCGTTGAAAAAAGCCTTCTTGCCAGCGAAGTCATCCTTGAGAGAAGAGTAAACAATAGCCATGATCGTTCCTTTCGATCCATTCATTCCAGTAGTTTATTGATCTGGTATTACCCGTCCAGCCGGGAATTTCAGAAAAGAGCCAACTGCTCTTTATCATCCGGCACCAGCCAACGCCCCTCAGCGTTAAAACCGGCACACACAATCTGTTCAATAGGAGTATCCGTCTCAAAGAACTGGCGATTCGGAAAAACCTGTGAACTAAAGAACGCGAACCCATTCCCAGTATTCCGCACCGTACACTTCAAATTCGTCCCCTCCACATGATACATCATCGAAGACCGATCCGCCGTCCGATAAGCCGACACAAACTTAACCCGACAATCAAGCGAACCATCATAAATCCTCACGCGAAAACCATGAAGACGACCGCCAAAACCGCCATCCACAACAACCAACCCCCAATCCGAGGAGCAGCCTTCGCAGCAATCATCCCACCAGCCACACCGAGAGCAATGTCGCCCTTAGTAAGCCGACGCCCAGCATCACGCACATCACTGTGAGTGTAGCACTCAACATTCGCTCCAATCCGTTCCCGCTCAACTTCCTCATACCCCATCTCCTGGTCCATCCAAATCCACTCACCGTTCATGCACTGCCACATCTCAGTTCACTCCCCAACAAACCAATCGTAGATGTACTTGAGACTAACCGACTGATCAAAATACCAGACATCCTCATGACTCGACACCCAGTACCCACCGTACTGATCGTCCCGCTCAATACTAATCATCTCAGTTCCTTTCCGTTCTGTCGGGTTCGTTCCCGCTCCGTTCATGTATTAATAATGCACCAACAT